CGCCCTGCAGGTTGCTGATGGCTCCGTTGATGCCCTTGCTCTGCTTCTCCAGCATGCCGTTGAACTTGCCGCCCTCTGAGGAGGCTGCCTGGAAGGCGTCGGTCACCATCTGCGTGGTGATCTTTCCCTTCTCCATCTCCTCCTTCAACTCTCCGATGGTCTTCCCGGTCTTCTCGCTGATGGTTGCCAGCGGGTTGAAGCCCGCGTTGATCATCTGCAGCAGATCCTGTCCCATCAGCTTGCCTGTGGCGCTCATCTGCGAGAAGGCGAGCGTGAGGGAGTTGAACTTCTGCGCGTCGCCCATGGAAATGTCGCCGATGGATTTCAGCATGGGCATCACCTTCTCCGCCTCGATGTTGAAGGCGAGCATGGTCTGCGCGCCGCTGGCGAGGTCCTTCAGCATCATGGGGGTCTGCACGGCGAACTCCCGGATCTCCTTGAAGAGGGCGTCTCCCTTGGCTTTTCCAGCCAGCGTCTGGAAGGATATCTCCAGGCTTTGTATCTCGCCTCTGAGGCTCACAATCTGCTTGGTGAAGGATGTGATGGTCCCCACGGCGAAAATGCCGCCGATGGTGGCGCCGAGCTTGGAGAAGACGGCGTCCATCTGTTCGCCCTCCTTCTTCGCGCTCTGCCCGATGCCGTGCATGATGTTCTTCGTCTCTGCGGCTCCTGTGCGGAGAGGGTTGTTGTCGATGCCCGCCGCAAAAAAAAGTTTTCCTTTGTCCGTTTCCATGTCTTTCGCTTTAATCGTATGAGTTTAAAAAGTCGCTGACCCGCTTCCGGTTCCTCCGGTCCCCCGCGTCGATGACGTCCTGCTCCGGTGCTTCGCCCTTTCCCTTGCGCCTGTTCCGGATGGATGGCAGGCTGGCGCTGTAGAGCAGGAGGTTGGCGTAGCTCATCTCGTAGAGCACGTAGTGCGGCGTGAGGTTGAATGCCTTGGCGGTACCGGCTATCACTGCCCAGATGCTGTCGCTTCGGTTTCCACTTTCGTCGGGCGTGTCAGATTGATCTCGGTCAGGAAAGTGGTAAGCCCGAAAAAATCGGCTATCTGCATTTTCTGGATCACGCGGGCGAGCAGGTTGCCCAGTTCGGTGGGCGTGAGTTCCTCCAGCAGTTCCTTGGCGAGCTGCTCCCTTCGGGTGATGGTCTTCTGTGTGTTGCGGTGGATGCGGAAAAGTCCCCAAAGAAGCCGTTTTTCTTCGATTTGCGGGCTTTTTACCTTGTCGTCGATGTGCTTTGCCCCAAGGAGTAGAACCGCTGCCAAATCGCCTAAAAGCGTGCAATCCTTGGCGATGCGTAGCGAATCCTCCACGACGTGCTCTTCGTCCAGCTTGACGTGGGGCAATTTAGAAACAACCTCCGAGGCGAGGACGAGGGTCGCTACGCTCGGAGGTGCGATGGTGTATTCCCGGTCGCGGTAGGTGATGGTATCCTCCCGTTCCAGGAGGGTCCCTGCGACCTGCTGTTCTATAGTATTCCTGTTTTCCATGAGCCTTGTGGTTTTGTGGGTGCGGGAGCGGGATTCGAACCCGCGCCTCCGGTTGCCCGGCGAGCGCCCGCCGCTCTCCCCCGCACTGCAGCTATGCATTCAATCTGACTTATGTGGACTCTTAAGATTGCGTGTCCTCCGCCTTCTTCGCCACGTAGGGCTTGACGGTCTTGCCTTCATTGGGCTTGAGCGCGTTCGCCACGTAGTGCAGCAGCTTGCCGTCGGCGGTGCTGTAGCTCTCCTCGACGCGCAGCACGCTGCTCTCGATGAGGATGCCTTCGCACTCCTCGTCTTCCGGTGTCAGGCGGAAGGCGTGCTCTCCGGCGATCACGCCGTCGTTGTCATCGAAAGGTCTTTCCTCGCCCTTCTTCACGAACAGGTCAAATTCCAGCGTGAAGGTGGTTTTCCCGTTGCGGACATCCACCTGGTCGCCACCTTCCTCGAGCGCCGTCTGCTGTGTGCCTGCGGTCGGCGTCAGCTTGGTTGTGCCGTCCTTAGGGACGGGCAGTTTGGTCCATTGTGTGCCTGCTACGCCACCGCTTGATGTGGCGTGCTCCAGCTGGCATTTACCCCATGATAATACTGACATAATCGTATGGTTTTAAAAAGTTAATACTCTGTTAATTCCCGAAATATCGGTAGCCGAGGCGCACCACCACAAAGTGCTGGTTTGTCTCCGGCTCCTCCTCCGTGTAGATGGTCTGTCGCAGCTCGAACTTGTAGTTTGAGACTCCGGCGGTGAGGCTGTCGACCCATTCCTGCGCCATCCTTTCCAGCTCCGCCGTCCGGCTGCCGTCCTCCACCAGCGTTCCGTTGCTGTAGGGGTCGATGTCCGGCACGTAGACGTTGATGGTCACCACGCCCGTTTCTATCTGGTCCGGAAGTCCGGAGGTAAAGGCTACAATCGCATCCTCCTTCCGGCTGTCCCTGGGGCGGTATCCACTCCGGTAGACGTCCCCGCTGATGTTCGCAGCCAGGGCGCTGCTCCGGAGCAGGCTGTAGATGTCGCCTTGAATCTGTTTTCCTGTCCTTGCCATAGTCTTACTTCTTCTTGAATCCGAGTTGTTCCATTAGCTGCGGGACGAGCTTGTCTGCGGTCAGCTCCGCTGCGTCCAGCACGTCATATCCTCTTGCGGAAACATACGCTGCGTAGTGCATTCCGGCGACGACGACGAGTACAATTCCTTCCGGAAACTGCCGGATGACGTCCTTGGCGTATTGTATGCCGCTCTTGGATCCTGCGCCTCCCTCCATGACGACCTTGAAGTCGCTGCTCCGGATAATCTCCCCGTCCTTCGCCAGGACGTATCCCAGCGAACTTCGGAGGTTTCCCGTCCGGTCCTTGTAGGAGTCGGTCTGCCGGGCTGCCGCGAGGCATGCTTCCCCGGCTGCCTGGAGGTTGTAGATGAGCGCCTTGGTCATGCGCTGCACCATTACTTCGATGTAGGCATCAATCTCTGCCGACGGTGTCTTCTGCGTGATGGGCATCCTTCTTCCGTTTTAGATGAGGATTTTAATCTCGCTGACAGCGTCCATCGGCTCGGGCGGTGCGATCATTGTGAACTCCCCGAATTCCGTGCCGTTCATGTCCTTCAGCCTCAGCTGCTCGGATGCGGGCAGCGGCTGCTCCTCCAGGAGCACCGTGTACGATGCCGTGGTGAAGTGCTCGCCGTTCACCCTTCCGAGGTTGTTCCGGCTGTTGGGCAGGAACTGGCAGGGTATCGGTTCGCCCCACCGCTCCTCCGCCTTGCTGGGGAAGCCCGTTGCCGGGTCTATCGCCTGCACCTGCTTGAGCTTGAATTCTACCGTGCCGTTCTGGATGATCATAGCGATGAGCCTTTGTATCCGTACTTGACGCTGGCGGCGGTGGCGGCAGGATCCAGCTCGTCGTAGATGGCGTTCGCCTCCCGCTTGAGGTCGTCGCGCTGCTCGTCCGTGAAGGAGAAGCTCTGCCCTCCCTGCGAAACGTCCGGCGCGAGGGACAGCCACAGCAGGAGGTCTGCTTTCGCAAGTCGGAAGCCCTTGCTCTTCAGACTCTCCTGCGTGGCTTCAGCGGTCAGTGATATCCCTCTCCCATCCGCCGTGGCGCTGAGGGTGCGCAGCGGGATGGGGTATGCGGTGATGCCTTTCAATGCTTCGAGCGTTGTCATGCCTTCTGCCTCCTATCCGTTATGCCCAGTCATTGGCGTCCGTCTTCACGTAGATGTTGCGGTATGCGGTGTCGAATACCGGGATGGCGTCCGCCTGTCCGATGGTCACCTCGCTGGTCGGCTCCGCCGTACCGTACTTCTTCACCACGGTGTGGGCGCGCACGGCACGGATGATGCTCGGGTTGTTCTCCTTGAGGACGTCGTACTGGGTGGAGCCCAGGATCTCGTTCTCGGAGAGGATGAGGCGGTCGTTGACAAACGGGTTGCCGCTGGTCTGTGTGCCGTCGGTGAGCTCTCGCGTGATGGTCTGGTCGATGACGCGCAGCTGGATGCCGTTGAGCCATGCCGTCTTGCCCAGCATCTTGTTGATGCTGTCCAGGTCCGGTGTCTGCGACATGCCCACCGCGTTCGCGATGTAGCTGGCGCACGCCTTGATGATCTGTTCCTGGGTGCTGATCTTGTAGAGCAGGTCCAGGTTGATGAAGGCGAACTTCGGGTTGAGGTTGTTGTCCTTGCCCAGCTTCACCAGCTTCGCCAGGTCGCCGATGACGTCCGCTCCGCTCTTGCCCCAGTCTGCGCTGGTCTTCGCCTTGAAGATGTCGTCCACGTCGTAGTCCAGGTCGAAGTTGTTCGCGAAGGTCGCGTTATTCGTGGTGTCGAAGTGCAGGCGTCCTGCGTTGGATGCCAGCGCCCATGCGATGTACTCCAGCTCGCTCTGTACGCCGTTGAAGCAGAAGTCGACGTCGTTGCCCCAATAGTCGACCAGGGCGGTGGCGTCCGCGTCCTGTGCCAGGGCGAGGGCGGTCTGGTAGTCCTTGATGTCCGAGCGGGTCATCTCGCGTGAAATGGAGATGAAGGGGATGTCGCCGCGTGCGCTCTCGAAAATGGGGCGGCGCTTGCGCAGCGTCGTGCCGTTGTCGGCGTGCAGGTCGGCAGCCACGTTCTTCTTCTCCATCTGGTTCTGCAGGGTCTTCCAGTTAAAGCCGTTCACTTTCTTTACGGGGAAGTGCTTGCCGAAAAGAAAAGGCGTGGCGTCAGCCGTGTTGAGGCGCGTCTGTACCATCTTCTGGTTCAATCCGGAGATGAGGGTATTGGTGATAGTTCCTGTTGCCATTGCTTTTCAAATTTTAATAGTTGATGATTCCTTTCAGCTTCTCAGCCACGTAATCCGGCAGCGGGTTGTCCTTGGTCACGCCGATGATCCAGGCATCGGTGGCGAGGTTGCTGTTCTGCTTTACGTGCTGTCCTGTGCCGTTGACGCAGAATGGTTCGTACTTCAGTGCGGAGCCTTCCGCGCCGGACTCCTTGGCTTCCGACACGCAGTCGCCGATGGCGAGCGCCACGCCCAGCGTCTTGCTCAGCGTGATGATGTCGGTCTTGCCTGTGGTGTCGATGGCTGTGATGGCGTATGCCGCGCCGCCGATCTTGAATGTGATCACGTCGCCCTTCTTGAGGTTGTGGTTCTTCTTGACCTGCAGGCTGGTTGCCTCAGCCGTGGCAGCCGCTGTCAGCACGGCGATTTTCACCAGGTGGGTGATGCCGTTTACCGGCTTGGTCAGCACCGCTCCTTCGGGGAGGAAGTCGCCGCCCAGTTCTGCGGTGTCGACGGATACTCCGCCGCGCACGTCCGCCACCTTGTGCATGAAGGCGTGCGGCAGTCTGTCGTCACGTCTCTTGTTAACTGTCATTGACATAATGCGTTTGTTTTAAAGGGTTAAACTTAGAAGGGCTGCTGTCCCTCCTTGAGCGCTCCGCCTGTCCGCTGTGCGATGGCTTTCTGCTGCTCTTCGGTGAGGTCCTTGTCCGCTCCTCCTTGATTTCCTCCGCCGGAAGGTCGCCCGAAAATGCCGCCCTTGGCATTGACGGCGTTGGCTGCCGTCTTCGCCTCCTCGGTCACCTCCTGGACCAGCTTCGTGAACTCCTCGTCGGTGTACTTATCCACCGGAAGGCGGTTGTACGCGTTCTTGATGGCGTCCGGAAGCTGCCCGATGATGTCGTCGAGCTGTTTTCTTCTGGTGTCGGTTGTGCGGGTTGCTTCGATCCTGTCCAGGCGCTCAATGAGCCCCTTCGCCCATGCGGGTGTGTCTTCGCCCCCCTGGTTTCCTCCTTGGCTGCCCCCCTGGTTTCCGCCCTGGTTGCCTCCTTCGGTCTTTGTGTCTGGAAGTTTCACGCCGTCCTTAAGCCCGTACTTCTTCTCGTACTCCGTGACGGCGTTCTTGTGCGCTGTCTCTGAAGCCTCGGTGGCACGGCTGTCGGCGTAACTCTCGATGATCTGCTGAATGGTCACCCCGTCCACTGCGGTCTTGACCTGTTCAGCTGTGGTGGCAGTCTTGCCCAGCTTGGCTGCAATCCTGCTCAAAATGGAAGCCGATACCCCCGGGAATTTGGTTGTAAGGGCTTTCAGAAGTTCTTCGTTCATGTCCTGTAGATTTAATTAAACTAATCGGTTTATGCCCACAAAGTTAGGAAAGTTTTTTAAAAGTGTTTATCTGAAAATCGCTTTTTTCTTGAAAAACCTCGTTTTTTATGTTGTCAAACATAAATTTTAGCATTTCGCCCCTCAAAAGATAAATAGAGTTATTTTAGCCCTTTCAGTTGAATTTTTCTTTGAAATGATGAAGTATAATCCAAATACTTCACGTAACTTTGCATCGTGAATGAAGAAACAATGAAATCAACTATTAAATTTTTAAAATTATGGCAACACTCAAAAAAAATCAGGTCTCTGTGGATACGTCTTCGTATTACTTCTCAAACTGGCACGAACCCAAAGGTCGCGGCTCCTGGGCGTTTGGCTTCACCCGCTTCCCGGACTTCAAGGACGTGCTTTGGTTTACCGGCACCTACGCCCAGGCTCGTCGCCAGGCTGTCGCTGCCGCTGCCGCCGCTGGTCAGCCTACCATTTTTGTTTTACCCTAAAAATCGTGAAATCATGAATGCTGAAATCGTACATCTGTCCTTCCCGAATGACGGGACTGATCCTTCCGACCCGAAGGTTTGCTTCTCCGGAACCCTGCAGCTTTGCCAGGTCCGCCTCTCTGCCATCGCCAGTTCGTATCTGGACTTTGGCTATTATGTCAGCTGGGAGAATCCTGGCACCGCCAGCGCCTCCTTCGCTGCCTTCCGTCTCCCGTCGAACCGCCGGGAGGAGTATCGTATCACCCATGTAAAGCCTTGAGCCATGTGTGCCGTCGCTCCCTTCCCGACCTCCGAAATCAACCGGGACTTCCGCATCAAGGTCTATGGGCATGATGCTGAAAATCGAAAGATAAACATTCTCGTCGGTGTTTCCGGCGCCATCCGTCTCATCGGCGAGGATCTCTTCTACAAGTTCGTGGCTCGCTCCTATCGCGACCGGAACCACGACAAGACGGTCTGCAAATTGCGCCGTGGAATCGCTTTTACGTTTTATGTTAAATAATTAAATTTTTTGAATCATGGGAGAATTTTTATTTTCTGTAGATGATTTTCGAATCGTCGTTAATTATGGTGTTTCTGTTGTCAATGTCAGAGGAATTCACCAGCGCGGTGATGAATGTGGCGACGTCCTTGTGTACAAAGATGGCGGCATGTTGCTCTTTAAGTCAGATAAGGACGGCTCCTTGCTGGCAATGATCGGTGGTAGTTATTTTCTGCGTCCCGTCAACTGAATCCTGTGAAATGAAAGAGCCGAATGTTCCCCGCCGTCCGAAGGCGTCCTCTGAAAAAGCCGTTTACAGCGTGACGTTCTTCTTTCCTCCCCTTCCGGAGGATCATCCGCAGCAGCGTCTGTTCCTGTTCTCTTCCCTGGCTGCCATCTACGACCTGTTCGATGCCGGGCAGGTCGGGTGCAGCCTGGGCACCCTCTACAACATGAAGGTTCCCGATGGGTTCGTCTACCAGAACAAGCGCTGCGTCATCCGGCGCGAAAAAGTGCTTTCAAAGGCTCACACGTGCCGATGATTCGTTCTTCCGCCTTCGGGCGGTCACTTGTCCGTCCGGTCTCCGAAAATCGCTAAAATCAAAAATAAAAGGCGTTTACGGAACCGAAATCAAAAATAAAAACGTAACTTTGTACAAAAATTTTATATTGCTTATGTTAGGTGCTATTATTGGCGACATGGTTGGTTCGCCGTTTGAATTTGCAAATACGAAGAATCCTTTCTTCCCCCTGTTCTCGAAGTCCAGCAGTTTCACCGATGATTCCGTGTGTACGGTGGCGGTGGCTGACGCCATCCTTCGCGGTGAGGAGGACTTCTCCCAGTCGCTCCGTCGCTGGTGCGGGTTCTATCCCAATCCGATGGGCGGCTACGGCGCTTCGTTCCTTGCC